TCATGACTCTTGACAGCGTCGGCATGTCCATGGCCAACCGGGGGGTTTTTTAACTGGACACTCGTGTCGTGTCGTGTCTCCCACTCTTTTTCTGTGGTAACACCCATCCTGTCTTGACTACGCTCCGTATACCAGACTCCCCCTCTAGGATCACCCACAGTGAAGTTTTGTAACAGTTAGGCAAAGACACGCCGTGTTTCTCGACTTCTTTGAAAGTGGGGTTGAAAGAAGCAACTTTGTTAGTAGTGAGGACTAAAGACTGCTTTGAACTACAGCTCACCCCCCTCAAGGGGGTGAGCGTAGATGTAGATACTACTAGTGGTGTTAGAAGCTTCTGATGAGTCTGTCCTACGGAATATCAAAGGCGGGGACAGTTGTCTCTTCACCCAGAAGTGAAGAGGTTAGGAGACCCTTAGTAGTACCCATGACATAGACGGGATCCCCTTCAGGGGGATCCCTCCATCTCATCTCTCCCACTCCCTCCCTCACGGGAATCCTCCACCCGGATCAGCGAAGCTGCGAAGCAGCGAAGCGTGTAGTCCCCGATCGCCCTTGGGGGCGATCGGAACAGGGGGGAGCTACTAAGAAGAAGCTCGGTCCCCTCGCAACCTCGCTCACTTCGTTCGCTCGGTTGCTCGGTCAGTCGTGAAAGTGATGATCGGCCTTTCAGCTACGTTCAGAGTGAAGGGAGTGATCGACTTGCCGAAGCGTCTCGTCCTAGCCGGCGATCAGGCATCGCAGAAGGACTTCAAGGCCAACACGGCTAAGTCGGCTGCCAGGATCTCTGACGGCATCAAGGGCACCGAACAGCGCAGCACCTACAACAAGCACATCATCCTGGAGTACATCAAGCGTGGCTACTCAGTGCAGAAGGCACTGGAGGACCACGACATTGGCCGTAAGGCTTACGAGTACTACAGGCGTACCGACCTCGCCTTCAAGGGCGAGGTCGATAAGTTCCGGGCGATGAAGATCCGGCCTGACGATATGACGATCGTCAACCGTGAGATCAGCTTCGAGGACTTCTGCAAGAACTACCTGGATACCCAGCTGTTCAACCACCATCTCCAGTGGCTGGATCTGCTGGAGGGCAGGGATCCCAGGAACCTGCATCCCGCTCAGACATACCGGCGCGGTGAGCCTGAAGTGCTCATCGTCAACACTCCGCCTGAGCATGCGAAGTCCACCACCATCACGGTCAACTACGTGACGTACCGGATCTGCCAGGACCCCAACGTCCGCATCATCATCGTGTCCAAGACCGGTGACATGGCGATCCGATTCCTCCGGGCGGTCAAGGACCGCCTGACGAGTGACAACCCGGCCTATGCCAAGCTCCAGAGGGATTTCGCCCCAGAGGGTGGCTTCAATGCCGGCAGCGCCGCGTGGAAGGCGAATGAGATCTATGTGTCTTCTGGACAGCGTGACTCGGGGGAGCCTTCGCCAACGGTACGAGCACTCGGTATACGCGGTCAGATTTACGGAAGCCGTGCAGACCTCATCATCATGGATGACTGCGTGGACATGGGCAACGCCCACGAGTACGAAAAGCAGATCGACTGGATCCAGAACGAGATCATGTCTCGTCTGGCAGTCCCCGGCGGGAAGCTGCTCCTTGTCGGAACGCGCCTTCAGCCGGTGGATCTCTATTCTGAGATCCAGAAGCCTGAGTACTATGCGGATGACGAAGAGTCCCCGTGGACTTATCTGACCCAGCCGGCCGTCCTGGAGACGGCCGACAAGCCTGAAGACTGGGTGACACTGTGGCCGAAGACCAACCGCCCGCCCGTTTCCCTTGCGGCCCGGAAGCTTGTCAGCGCAGACGATGCTGGACTCTTCCCTATGTGGGATGGCCCTGCCCTGTCTCGCAAAAGGTCGAAGATGTCACCCAGGAACTGGGCGATGGTCTACCAGCAGCAGCAGGTGGTGGATGATGCGATCTTCCCTGTTGAAAAGGTTGTCGGCTGTATTGACGGCATGCGTCGTCCGGGACCCCTGGTGGCAGGAGCTCCTGGCCACAGGTCCCACGGCATGGAAGGGCTGTTCATCGTAGGTGGCTTTGACCCTGCGATGACCGGTAACTCCGCCGCCGTGGTGATGGGCATCGAACGCCATACGGGCGTTCGATGGGTCCTCGAAGCCTGGACCAAGGGCCACTGCAAGCCGGATGACATTTTCGACAAGATCAAGGAGCTCACGCTCAAGTACCGCATTCAGGAATGGCGTATCGAGAAGAACGCCATGAACCTGATGGTCACCCAGAACCGTGACATCCGGACCTTCCTGGCAAACCGTGGGTGCATCCTCAAGGAGCACTTCACCGGGAAGAACAAGTGGGACGCTGACTTCGGCGTCGCCTCCATGAGCATGCTCTTCGATGGCCACGAGAGTAACAAGAACCTCATTAGGCTGCCCTCTCGCTCAAACTCCGAAGGAGCCAAGGCCCTCGTTGAGCAGTTGACTACATGGTTCCCGGAGACCAAGGCGAAGACCGACTTGGTCATGGCGCTGTGGTTCGCTGAGATCCGAGCCCGTGAGATCACGGATGAGATCGACAATACCTTCACCATCCCCAACCAGTTCCGCTCCCAGAGGGATGCAGAGAAGACCGTGACGCTGGATCTCGACTACGCCAGCCAGGCCCAGTACGGGAGCTACGAATGGTGAGCTTCCTCCATCAGTACCTCTTTGTGGACTTCTGGGTACCGGTCTGGCCCAACCTGGCAGCAGCGGCTCTCTGCGCCATTCATGTGACCAACTCCAACAAGAAGCACAGCACACGCCCCACAAGGCGTGTATGGGGCTGGCACATCTACCTGGGAGACAAGGATGGCGATGAGACTGGGTGACCGCGTTGCCGACGCCATGAACCGCGTCATGGGCTCCTGGCCATTCGTCATCGGCCTGGCGGCATTCCTGACTGGCTGGTTCGCCTGGAACATCCTCGCCCCGGCTGGGCTGCGCTTTGATGCGCAGCCCTTCTTCTACCTCAACCTGTTCATGTCCACCATGGCCACCTTCACAGCGCCCATTCTCCTGCTGGCTTCCAATCGCCAGGCCGCCAAGGACCGGGAGTCCCTGGAGGACGCCCGAGACGACAGCGCTGAAGACCTCGCATTGGACACCAAGGCACTCGATCTCATTACGAAGATCGCAGGGAAGTTGGAGATCGAATGAGCCTGCTTGGCATTGACATCGCATGGGACAGGCCCACTGTCGCTGACATCAAGGCGACTGGTGCTACCTGGGTGGCCCGGTACTTCAGTCACGATCCCACCAAGGATCTGACGGCCGGCGAAGTCCAGCAGTACCTGGCCGACGGCCTCGGCATTGTCACCGTCTTCGAGACGACTGCCAACCGCGCCCTGGACGGCTACAACGCCGGCATGCTGGATGCTCAGGCCGCTGTGGCCGAGCGGGCCTCCGTGGGCCTCCCGACTGACGCTCCGATCCACTGGGCCGTTGACACCGATACCGATTACAACTCGGTGAGGCCGTACGCCAATGGCTGGGCCTCGGTTATCCCCAAGAGCCAGTCCGGCCCCTATGGCGGCTTCCAGGTCGTTGACGGTGCCCGCAAGGACGGCTGGGCATACGGCTGGCAGACCACCGCCTGGAGCAATGGCCAGTGGTCCCCGCTCGCAACCATCAAGCAGACAGGCGGCACCGTCCTTTCAGGCGGTGCCGACGTTGACTATGCCGAGGTCCCCGACTTCGGTCAGTACCCCCGACCGGAGGAAATTGTGACCCCCCAGGACAAGACTGACATCATCAACGGCGTGCTTGACGGCATCGGCCGCGTCATGCAGTCCCAGCCCGTTCGAGACGGGCTGGCGTTCGCTGACATGTGGTGGCTGAACCACGCGCTCGAAGGCACTACCACGCCGGGCATGGATGCCAACCAGGTCGCTCTGGTCCAGAGCATTCACGCTGCGGCCAAGGCCCTGAACGCTACCCCGAAGCCCGCCCCGGCTGGCGTGTCCCCCACCGCGTGAGGTAGCTGATGCTTGACGTCTCTCAGATCACCGCAAAAGTCCAGAGAATCCGTGACGCGGCTAGGGCGAGGGACCAGAGGCAGAAGGATGTCAGGGACATCCGCAGCAACGATGTTGACACCATCATGCCCAGCCTGCTCCCGGACAAGTTCCCGAAGCCCATCGTTGCGAATCTCATCAACACGGTGGCTAAGGACTATTCGGAACTGATGGGTGCGATGCCGTCCATCAACTGCACCTCCGGTGTGATCACCTCCCAGGCGGCCAAGAAGTTCAGCGCCAAGCGCACGAAGATCGCTCACTACTGGGTGATTGATTCCCGGCTCCCGGCCGGGAATCAGGTCGAGTTCTGTGACCACTACATCACCTATGGCATGGGCATCTACTGCGTTGAGCCGGACTTCGAGAAGAGCCAGCCGGTCATCCGGGTGGAGAACCCGATCGGCACCTATCCCGAGTGGGACCTGTTCGGCCGGCTGATCTCGTTCACCAAGAGCTGGCATGAGGAAGCCATTCACCTGGTGGCTAAGTTCCCTCAGCTCAAGCGTCTCCTCCAGGGCAACAACACCAGCAGTGGGCAGGACGACTCCTGGCAGCACCGGGAGATCGAAGTCGTGAAGTACTGCGACAAGGATCAGTACGTCATGTACATCCCGCAGGCTGGCGACACCGTAGTCATGCGGATGCCCAACCCGTTCGGCAAGCTGATGATCTCCATTGCCAAGCAGCCCTGCTATGACAAAGAGATTCGCGGCATGTTCGATGACGCGATCTATCCTCAGCTCGCCAAGGGCCAGATGGCCCTGCTGGCACTGGAGGGCGTGCATAAGTCGGTGCGTGCCACCCTGGCCCTCCCCCGGGATGTGCAGAAGCTGACCATCGGTGACGACTCGGTTGTCCGCACTGACAACCCGGACAAGATCCGGTACATCGCTCCGGACTATCCGCAGTACGCCATGCAGGAAGGTGCCAGCCTCGAACAGGAACTGATGAAGTCCACGCGCTATAACGAAGCGCGTGGTGGTTCCATCGATGCCAGCATCATCACCGGCAAGGGCGTGCAGGCCCTGATGGGTTCCTTTAACACGGTCGTGACCACCGGTCAGGCCGTGGTGGGTGAAGCCCTGCGGTGTGCCATCGAGATGGCGTTCGAGATGGACGAGAAGCTGTGGCCTGATCTCCAGAAGACGATCCGAGGGATCGTCAACGGGACTCCCTTCGAGGAGAGCTATGTGCCACGCAAGGACATCAAGGGCGTCTACACAGTCGATGTCACCTACGGATTCGCAGCAGGGCAGGATCCTGCCCGAGCCATCGTGGCGCTGCTCCAGTTGCGGGGGGATCAGCTTGTCTCCAGGGACTTCGTTCAGCGACAGCTTCCCATGGACATTGACATTGTGCAGTTGCAGACTCAGATCGACAATGAGCAGATGACCGATGCCCTCAAGCAGGGCGTCATGGCATACGTTCAGCAGCTCGGGGCCATCGCCGCTCAAGGCGGCGATGTGACGCAGCTCCTCACGGAAGTGGCTGCCATCATCTCCAAGCGGGAGAAGGGCACGCCGCTGCATGAAGCGGTTCTGGAAGCATTCACTCCTAAGACTGCACCGGAGCAACAGGGAATGCCGCAAGGCCCCCCTGGGCCTGGAGGCGGTGCAGGTGGACCGCAGGGCCCTGGCGGCATTCAGGGTCTACCGCCTGGCGTAGCAGCAGGACAGCAGGGCATGGCCCCTGGCGGCCGTCCTGGTCTCATGGAACTGCTGGCCGGCCTGTCCGGAAACAATGCACGCATGGGCGCTACTATCCAGCGGCGTCAGCCGATCGGAGGATAAGTGTCCGTCTCGTTCACCCCCGTTCTGGCCGAGGGCCAGTGCCGGGCCTGTTTCCACAATCTCATGCAGTATCCGCAGGATCTCGAAGGAGACCTGCGGTGCGGTCGCTGCGGCGAGCCGCATCCGAAGGCTGAGCCGAAGAAGCCAGCCACTACCCGAAGGGCCAAGACCGATGGCATTTGAGTCTGAGGCCGTTTCTGCCAGTGGCGGCGACGGCATGTTCCCCCAGCACCCGAAGACGGGTGACTTCGAATCCCTCAAGGGCAAGATGCTGGCTCCGCCGATTGCGCAGCCCATCGAGTCCGACAGTTCCCACGGTGGCTCCGCTCGTGGCTACGCCCCGTCTCCGGACGGGCAGGCCCCGACTGAGAGCATCGTCGTCAACACCCCGATGACTGGTGGCGGCGGGACCTACGCAAAGTAAGGGATAGGCCATGGACGAGAACGAGTTCCTTGTGATCCAGATCCGACCCCAGCGATACACCAAGTGGTCCTTCGTGAGTATGGGGCTCAATCTCGTCAGTGATGTCTGCGAGGGTGCCAGCAACTGGCTCGGCACCTTCGCCATCATGGCAGCCCAGCACGACCTCCAGAAGAAGGAAGACAAGAAGTTCCAGGAGATCACCAGTGGGTCTTAGCAGCTATGCGATTTCCTGGCTCGATAATCCTGATGGCGGCCAGATATACACGCAGCAGCGTGACCTACTGAAAAGTCATGACTCAGACTGTTCAGGGCTTCAGCACCCCTGGCTTCCTCGCAAGGGCGGACGCTCCTGTCCCAGCGACCTAGAGCTTTGCGATTGTGGCATCTACTTCTTCAATGAGGGCTGCACTTCATTCGCACCAGGCTGTGATTGGCACTGGTTCTGCTCTTGTTGCGCAGCAAAGATGACTACATGCCCTAGGTGTGGTGATGACGATGGCAGCTAACCAGGTCTCAGGCCCCGGCCCGCAGGCCAAGCGCACTGACATCGGGGATGTCCAGAAGACCCGCGATCTCCCCAATGCCGACTATGGCGAGCAGCAGCAGTACCAGGCACAGCAGGCCGGTGCGCCCATGGCCGCCGATCAGGGCGGCCAGCAGAACTTCGGTGGCATGGACGCCGCCCATCAGGCGGCGCTCCAGCAGATCACTCCACTGAGTGCACCGACCCAGCGCCCTGGAGAGCCGGTCACTGCCGGCGCCGCCAGTGGTCCTGGTCCCAACTCCATGGGCCTGCCCAACATGCCACAGCAGGACATGCAGCAGCTTCAGGCATACCTGCCCGTACTTCAGTTCATGGCCGGACAGCAGGGCTCCTCGTGGGCTCTGCGCAATCTGGTCCGGCAGATCAAGGCGGCACCCAGTGGCTGACGTTGAACCCACCTACTGGACGCCGAGCCAGTGGGCCGATGATCTCGGCTCACTGGCAGCCATCGCGCACCAGACGCCTCGCATCGCCTTCGACCTGAACTCCATCCCCGCATCCCGGGCGATGGTGAGCTCCGTAGCCTCCAGCCTCTTCCAGAGTCAGGCGAACCCGTATAGCCAGGAGTGACGAATGACCACACCCGCAGCCCTGCCCAGCCCGGCTCCGGGTGTAGCACCCTTCACTCCTGGATCCCCCGAGGACATCCAGCAGCGCCAGAACTTCTACGAACAGCAGCTCAAGCAGCAGATCGTGATGAAGGGTGCCGATCAGGCGGACCTCTTCAGCGCCATCATGACTCCGCTGGAGTGGGTTGGCTCCAAGGCATACTGGCTGTACTCCAACGTGGTGTCTCGTCCGCTGGCCACGGCGCTGATCGCCGGCGAGCGGGAGGATGTCAACGGCGAATCCCTGTTCAACGCCAGCACCTGGAGCAAGGCGTACGCCGATGCGAAGAATGTCTCGCCCGGCCAGGCTGCTTACATCGACGCCCGTGGCTTCTTCGATGATTCCTGGGAGAAGCAGCAGCTCATCGGGCAGAACAAGGACGGCTCCCTGATCTGGGATCACCCGGACCAGATCCAGGCTCGCTTCACCCATGGTGGCGCTGCCCAGTGGCTCAGCGGCGGCATGGACGCCGCCGCGTCCTGGGAATTGGACCCGCTGACCATGCTTGGCAAGGGTGCCAAGATGCTGAAGGCATCGGCATACACCAAGCCCGTGGTGACCACGGCCAACGAGACATTCAAGGGTGCCGCCATTGGTGCTGGCATCGGCTTCGCTGGCAAGATCGGTGGCGTTGACCCGGCCCTTATTCAGCAGGCGCAGGACGCCTGGAGGGCCCGGCTCACCACCAACAACTTTGACAAGTCCATCAATTCATCGAGCTTCACCAAGTTCGGTGATTACATCATGGACAACAAGCAGCGCCTGGGCGACAACTTCTCCCAGTGGGCCGCCAGTCAGCGTTGGGCCAAGCAGTCAGCCATGGCAGGCTCCATCGCCCACTACCTGGGTGTAGCGGACGACCGCGAAGAGGTCAACGTCGTCATCGCCACCGCCATGGGTGATGAGAATGCGGCTGCCAGCCTGGCCAGCAAGA